ATGCTCCCGAAAACCACTGTTACACTGGCCTTTATCAACGGTATCAAAAAGACCTGGCAGAGTTTGTGCGAGACCATCTTCGGCTTGATCCCCAAGATGTGCGATTTGGTAAGCCGTGGCTATTCCCTGTACCTACAATTAGTTAAGAAGAATTAAGTCAGTGGCGTCTAGAGACTATCGGGAAGAATACGATTCGTTTCACGGGACGCCCGCAGAGAAAAAACGTCGAGCTGCCCGTAATAAGGCTCGTCGTCATTTAGAGCGTGAAGGTCGCGTTCGTAAAAACGACGGCAAAGATGTTGATCACAAGGACCACAATCCGCTGAATAATAGTTCGAGTAATATAAGAGTTAGAGACCGTTCGGCTAATAGGAGCGATCAGTAGTGGCGATTTTACCGGGCACAGGCCCCAACAAGGCCCCCGAAAGCCAGCCCTCTTTGATGGTGCCCCCAGGTATCGGAGGCATCAATCAAGAGCCTTACTTGGGCATCCGGCGAGTCGCCCAGATCGATAACGCCAATCGAATCGCAGCTCAATTAGAGCACGACCGTGGAGCCTACGTTCGACCCCCCGTGGGACCTGTCGAATACGCTGAAGGCAACATTAAAAAAAGTACAGCTCTGACCGGTCCTGCCGGTTACAACCAAAAGAATGTGCCCTTACCGGATAGTCCGGATGACATGAGTCAAGCGCAGTATCTGATGTCGCTGCAGCAGGCTTCGCCTCAACAGCGTATGCGAATGCAGGGCGCCTTGGCTGGTGCTCAACAGAACTTTTTAAATACAAAACTTTTGCAAACAGATTACCCTTTAAATACGCATAACATGATGGACAATCTGATGTCCATTGCCCGCGCTAAATTACAAAAAGGAAAATGAGAGACACTGATTTCCCGATTCGGATGGCTGGTCAGCGTTTGGGTCTTGAGCCCTACAAGCTGACGGGTATCACTCCCACCGAGATTACTCGTCGTCTCCGTTATCAAGAAGCTTTCCCCCGGACCTGATCATGCGTTTTGCTGGACCTGCGATGCACACGGAACCTTCAAAGATTCCGTATGTCACAACCCGGATGGCCGGTGAGCTCCCTAAGGAAAATCCTGGGTTGGTAGAGCGGATCACGGAAGCTATTATTCCGGGGTCGAAAGTGATCAAGCACGGTGGCGATCAATAAGCTTCATTCGGCAAAGCTCGATTGGATTACACCGGAATCTGAGCGCATAGTCGCTTCTCACGCACGGGTTTCGACGAAAGACCCCGATCGTGGTGAGGCCGTTCGTTTACTGCGGTATTGCATACGCCACGCGCATTGGAGTGTATTCGAGCAAGTCTGCGCGTCATTTGAAATCATTACGACGCGGGCGATCTCTCCTCAGATACTTCGGCATCGTAGTTTTACCTTTCAGGAAACCAGTCAGCGTTACTGCGATCCTTTAGATGTTTTAGACGTTGTAACCCCTGAAGCAGCCTTGTTTGAATTGCGTGCTCAGGATGAGAAAAACCGTCAAAACAGTTTCTCTTTTGATGATGACTCAGTGGAGGCCGAGTTCCGGGACCGAATTTTCAAGTTGTTTGAGCAGTCTCAAGAGCTTTACCAGGATTTACTCAGTGCAGGCGTGGCCAAAGAGTGCGCTCGTAACGCCTTACTGATGTGTGTTCCGACTCGTCTTCACATGATGGGGACGCTTCGTAGCTGGATATTTTATGTTGGTTTAAGGAATGCTCCCGGCACTCAATTAGAGCACCGGTTTATCGCCCAAAAGATCGGACAGATCCTTCGACAGGAAGTCCCCGTGATCGTTGAAGCGCTAATTGATTCTGCTGAGGCGGACAGCTCAAACGGGCTGGTTGGTTGGCTGCATATTTAAGCGAAAGCCGGGCTTGATTAGGCCCGGCCTTTAATCCGCCTCGCGTCGCGTTCCCTTACTATAAAAGTTTATTCCAAGGATCTTGATCGTTTTCATCTTTTCTTAAGGGTTGCAGTGCTTGCTGAGCAGCCTGTTGAACGGCCTGTGTGTTGATGTAGGACTGGAGGCGTGCAAGCTCAGCTTTTAGCGTGGCGTTCTCTTGCAACAAGGGATCAGTCTGACTCTTCACCCAAGCTTGAGCGTTGGCGGTTAGTTGTTCGAGAACATTGGCAGGATGAGGGAAGTTGAAAACATCTCCTTTATCAGTCCGAATAAACCGACCATTTTGTTGATCAGACAAGGCTTTTAAAAATATCGTCGTCTTTTCCAGCGGCACATTGCACAACAGGCTGAGCTGCTGTGGATTCACAAGACCCTTATTGAATTCATAAAGACCGTTGAAAGTAGCGGCTACCTTTGCCGCCTCTTCGATCTGTTCCTCTTTCTTACGGTTGAGTTCGAGGGCAACAGACGCTCCTCCAAGAGTTCCGCCTACAGCAACCAGACTGACTGGCACCAAAGAAGGTTGGCCCACGTATGTTGCAACGATAGCGGCTGCACCTGTACCCAAGATGCCACCAAGTAATTTAAAGCTCATGTCAGTTGTCGGAGTTTTCTTCTTTAGGGGTGTCGTGTGCTGCGAATGCAGCGTCCCATGATGTTGGATCCGAAGCGTATTCTATCGGTGATGGCAATCTACTGTCACCGCTCGAAGCGCGATCTGTGGTGATGTCATAAGGTTTCAGGCGTAGCCCTTTGACGACTGCTCGACCATTGATGAACTTGGGTTCGACGCCCGGTATTTTTAAAACGTTGTTGACTGTTTCTTTGAGGCGGTCAACGAAACGCGGTTTTGCAGCAGCCTTGTAACCGTTGGACTTGGCAAAGTTCGCGTAGGACGCGTAAATCTCTTGGTATGCATTTTTGACATACAGACCCCTCTCCTGCTCATCGATACTCGGACGGAACGCGCCACCACCCAGCGTGGTGTGACTGTTAGGCGCATAAAGGCAGCATTCGGCAAGCCAAGCACAGATCGGGTTGTTGAAGACCAGGGCTTCGAGGTTCGTCGCGTTCAGATGCGGACAGAACTTTACAGGGTTGGCGAGAACCTCTTTCATTGAAGTCTCACCCATGTTCAAAGCCCAGGCAGCAATACCAGGTAGCTCGGGCGCTAACTCTCCCTCTACACGATCTGCATAGACGCTGAGGAGATCGCGGCGCTGTGACGGAGGTACAACGTTATTCATCACCAGGGTGAGTCGGCGTCGTTCGAGACCGCTGCTGATATCTGAGGAGCTGATGTGCTCGTTACTAGCGATCGAAACTAGAAGCTCTGGTTTAAAGTTCACAACCTGTGTTCCGTACTTCCGTTCAGCTCGGAGAGTGTCGGAGGCGGAGGTAAGTTTCTTGAGGGTATCTAGACGCTTACTGAATGAAGCTTCGTCTGTAAGGAGAAGAAGCCGTTTGCCGATCAGGCTATGAGCCTCAAAGCGGTTCGTTTCGATTGTCTCTAAATCGCTCGTGTGTGTGCCACTGAAGCCTGCCAGCGCAATCAAAACTTGCTGCAGCGTGGACTTACCCGAACCACCAGCACCGATCAGGTGTAGGAATTTTTCGCCTGTCGTATAGCCTGTGAGAACTGCTCGGCAGAATGCTCGAACAAGAATTACTTTGTCGGCACCTACGGCCCAGCTAAGCCACTTAAGGAACTCGGGGCAGTCAGCGGTCAGATCAAACTCATATGCAAGTTTGGTTTGAAAGAAGAGATCTTTTTGATTGCCTTCTTTAAATTCAGTAGTCTTTGAGTTCAGGACTCCATTCTTGAAGGCGATCAGACCGCGACCTGACCTCCAAATCGAACTGCGCCCACCGTCGATGGATTTAAGCAGTTTGGCCTTAAGAATATGGAAAACGGAACTGACCGTTGCCGAGTTGTATTTGGGTAGAACTCCTGCGGTAACAAAGGTGTCGAGAGTTTTAACAATCCGTCTCTTAATGTGATGTTCGTCGTTTATATACCAAATACCTTCGTCATCGTCGTACGCAAAAAACTCATCGAGACTTGAATCAAACAGAAACTTATCGCCATAGTTATTGACGATTACATCAGCGATATCGTTTTCAGAAAACTGTCGGTTGTTGTTTTGTAATTGAACTAATTGGGCTGGTGATGCCGGCGTGGGTGTAGGAGCCATGTTCTGCGGTGTTGATGTTGATGTTGTTGATGAAGCTTTCGGCTTATCGGAAACTGTTGGATCGTCGAAAGCAAAAATCGAATTAGCCGGTTTGGGTTTTTGTTTTTTAATACTGTTTTTGATGTCATCAGGACAAAGATTGTCAAACAGGAACTTGTCCTGCGATTTTATCTTTTTCCAAATTGCTGCCTGACCTTGTTCCGAAGCGATGCCAATAGCGGGCTTCAGAGATGCGACATCGCTGATGCTGCTTAGGATCCGGTCGAATTTGCCATCGAGTTGGGGGTCGTACTCGTAGATATTCTCGAAGATTTGGTTCGCCGTGTCAAGGGGGTGCTTACGTACTGCAACTCCAGAAGCGTTAAGCCAGTTGCACCAACCAATTAGTTCCTTAAGCGCCATCGCCATGGCAAAGGATCGGTCTGCAACCTCTTCCCCTTCCAGGATCGCTTTGACGCTGTTGGCGACCAGTTGCTCAAGGTTTACACCTGTCGGATCGACCCGAGCGTCGAGGGCTTCGTGAGCGCCGTCACGCGTCGTAGCTTCCTTAGGCAGCGATAAATAAGTTTTGTTAGCTTCGTCGACCTTTTCAGCAGGAATGTAGTTTTCGCTTATGTAAATAAGTTTTGTACCAGTTTTAGCGCCATAAAACAAATTGGGAACCTGCGTGGCCCGTATATCAGAGCCAGGAATTTTTTTAGAGATTTCGCGTGTGAACCACTGGTAAAATCCAGTATCTATAATTTCTTTACCTAAACCAAAAACCAGACGGAAACGAGGCCAACCGTTTTCACTGCTGGGCGAGTAGTAAGCAAAACTTAGATATTTTTTGCATATGTCTAACTCAAGAGCTTGCTGCTCATCTAATTCTTGCTTTTGTATTTTGTTACCTTCACTGTCTTTTCCGTCTGCTTGATTATCAACGTCGATAATAATTAAACCGGATTTTATGCATCCAGTTTCGTTTTTTGATCTTTTTCCGTCGAGTAAGTGCCACGCACATAAACCATATCCTTTCTGAATTTCGTCAGCAATATCTTTCGTACTGTTTTCTAACGCTTCCCAGTTCTCGTTGAAGGCTTTAAAGTTCCCGCCTGCCGAGATCTTGCCGGTTCGAGGGTTAACGTGCTTCTGGACCTCTCGGTTCCGGCTGTAGTAAAACTTCATCGGTGAACCCCGCGCAGACATTGTGGCACGGCAAACCCCGCGTGGCCACCGAAAAAACTCTTAAGGAAGAGCTTGTTGATTGTAAAACTGTTTAACCACTTCTAGCCATTGTTTTTCGTGTTTTTCAACATCATTTTTTCCAAATGTGAATACTTGAACTGAAAATTCTGGGATTGCGGTCGAAACAATAATTTGTGTCTTATCGATTGAGATACCTAAGCAACTTTCAGCTGCGATTTTGTATGCAGCTAGTTGAAGTTGTGTTTTCTTAAGTTTAAATACCCCAGAGATTAGAGCCTTGCGAAGTTTATCGTCAATCTTCATATCGGCTTTGGGGAACTTATAGCTGTAAGGTCCCACAGAAGTTTTAAAGTCTCCTAGGATAACTTCGCCATTACCGTCCACGTAAATGATGTCGCAGCAACCGGCGTACCCATAGCCGGTTTGTTCGTCGTAGTAATGGATACGGCCTACACCGTCTTCACCGGTATATTTAGACCACTGAGGTTGGTTGTAAGGTTTTTCAGACCACAGCACTTTGCCGTTGCCAAGCAGCTCTTCGAGCTTGGTAGGCATCCCATCCCAATAAGGCTGGTAATCCTTTGGGGGCTCGACTCGCAAACCCCGAATCCAATTCTCTACCGCGTTGTGGATAAAAGAACCCCTGGCAGCGGCATTTTCAAGAGCGCCAGGATTCATAATATTCCAGTGTGCCAGCTTTTTACGCGTTTCTTCCGATTGCGTGGCAGATAAAACGCTTGTTACTGACGGAAGGGGTTTAGGAACTCCAGCGCAGTTGTAATGTCGTAAACCGTTTACAGTTAGCCGTGTTTGAGACACAACTTTGTGTCGAATTAAACAGATACTAACTTGTTTTTATTAAAAAGTCAGGCTTGGGTGCTGCGGGGGTATATACCCGTCATCGTCATCATCTTCCTCTGTTTCATCTCCTTCTTCCTCATCCTCATCATCAATAAAGAATTCAGATTTCTGATACTCAAATTCTTTGCTGCGTGAGTTCAAATCTTCGTTGAGGCACATGCCTGCGCAAAAACTTTCAGTAACAATTTCCGCGCACTCAACGGCAGATCGAGCTTCGCCTTCAGGGGAGACGCATTCCTGTAGGAGTTGATTGGATACCAAAAGAGAACAGATCTTGTCGAGCTTAGCATTTGTTGCTGTTAAGTGATCTAAAACAGAACGCTGAAAATTTTCAAACTTTTGTGCTTTTGATGTCATTATTCGAGGGGCGGCAGCGGGTCAACGCGATCCCAATCTAAGCCGAATGTCACTTGAGTGCCATCTCGCCAATTTTCCGGACGCTGGAAAACAAACCAACAGCTCGTTACTGAATCTCTAGTGCTACCAAGTGCCCTGAACTTCGGGCGTGGACTAAGAACAATCATATTTGTCAGTTTGTTTTTCAGTAGGAACGTCTTACGTCGTGCAACGGGTTCGATGAAAGAGAGCCGATCGAGAACAGCAATTCCTTCCTTGGCGATCTGCATTCCGTATTCAAGTATGTATTCGCTGTATTGATTGAGTCCCATAGTGGAAGCAATCACCCAATCATAATTTTTCTGTTTCTCAGATACCCACCAAACAGGGTTGGTTAAATTGTCTTCGTCTTCGTTTCTTGTAACTTTATAATTGTGCGATCGAAGCTGATCGGTGAGAACACCCAGTGGATCGTGGGGAACAAGAACCGTCCCTGAGATAAAACTGTGCTTGATTAATGCGTGCGTGACGCCCTTTGGGATGCTGTAAAAATCAGTCAAAACGTAGTGGCTGTCAGGCTTTGCAGAGTTTAGCGGGATGCCCTGGGCACGTCCAGTAGATAGTGAGTATAGTTAGCACATACGCTCTAAAGATTATGTTAAATCTTGAGTGGATGAGCCCAGAGCAGAGCTTCATGCATCAGCGGGTGATGATGGACGCTCGCAAGTTGGATAAAGAAGAGCTTTTAGATATTTTTGAAGCAATTCATCAGCAATATCAGATTCGAGGTAACTTATTTTCCCGTCTGGTTACTTGGTGCGCTAAGAACGGCGTGGATCTTCCTGCCTTTGATGAGCTGTTAACACCCAAATCGGTTTCTCATCCTGTTGAACACGAATAAAACCCAACCGCTCTACGTATTTTGAAAGAGCTTGAGCCTTAGGAAAATCGTTTTCTATGAAGACGTGATCAGTTATAGGTATACGTTTTAAAATTTTTATAATATTTTGGTAGCAAGCTCTCATCTGACTGAGTGTTTTGGTCTTATGTTCTCTTGAAGCACGGTTAAAACGCTTGTTTTTTCTGCGCTCAAACCAATCGTTGCTTGCACGCTTGGATTTATTGATGATTAAACCCACGATCCAGACCCCCGTGGGCATTCGGGCAGCATAAATTGAGCACCAAAAGCCGTTCTGTTTCGACCGCTCGACAAAACGGCGCATAAAAAAAGCCCCTTTCGGGGCTCATTTTATTTGCAGAGCATCAATCTAGATCAATGCCTAAGACTTTTGCTTGTTCAGCAGTAAGCTCTACCGCTTTCTTGACTTGAGGAGGGGCCGACTGATTAGCCTTTTCGTCGTCATCCACAACAGCAGATTTGAGAGCTTTAGCAGGGGCGGCAGCAGAGGCGAAAGATCTCTCGCTAACTGGACCCCGCGTTGCAGCAAATTGGGCCTTGATTTCCGTATGGTCTGCGCCAAGTGGTAACTCAACCAGATCCGATCCAGGAATGTGAGACTTGAGCGCCGCTGTGATGAGGGGCGTCCCTCTATCGGATAACCATGCATTGATGTCTTCGATTAAAGAGGTTTCTTCATCATTCGAAGCGGGTCGATCAGCGAATTCAAGAGCATTAAAGTTAATTTTTGCTCCGTCAGCGCCAGTCACAGGATCGCGTTCGTTGAAACTGCGGGTCACAAACTTAGTCGTTGTTACCACAGAAGCGCAGTTAATTCGGTTGTTATAAAGGGTCTGGAAGTAGCTGATGAAATTTTTCTGCGAAGACTTACCCGAAATCATCGAAGTAGTAACGCAGCGGGGCGGCAACAACCTGTGGTTAGGGCTGACACCGATATAAGCAATACGTAGGAATTCCTCTTGATTTCTCATCCCGAGGTTTCCAAAATAAGGAGTAAAGCCTAAAAGAATGATTTCGATCGGAATGCCGTTGTCGTTTTTGTCGACAATTGCGCTATCAGAATCAACATCAGATTTCCAACGTCGAGCTTGAAGGTCAATCCGGAGCGTGTGAGGCGGAACATTGCAGAGGATTTCGTCTGCGGAAAATTGGCCAGCGATAAATACCATGGTCGTAAATCAGAGCGAAAAATCGATAGAACCGAGAGCGGCTGCAGTCACCGTTCCTTTTTCAGGATCGGCGGCTTTTTTGGGCGCAACCTTCTTTGTTTTAGGTAGGTACAGGATTTTGTCTACGTTGTAGTTAAGGTACATTTTTTCATCTTTTTCACTTGTTGATACTTTGCCCACAGCAATCGTTGGTGTGCCTGGTGCTAGCTCAGCAAGCTGTTTAGAGAGCTCAGCCCAGGCTGTGATTTTTGCCCAAGCGGTTTCACTTTCTTCGGTTTGCCAGGCCAAAGAGCGGTTTGTGACTGTCGTATCTGACAGTTCAACCTCATCTACTTTGGGACCCAGACCACCAGTCATCATGAATAAGTTGATGGCAAGCAGGTCATCAAAATTTTCTTTCTGAACAATGAGCATTGGTTGCATTTGGATCACACCATCCGGAGTCGGACGCGTGGGACCAATGGCCAATACCGTTTCGTTTTCGTCAAGATTTTCCAGAAGCTTACCTACGTAGTGGTTTGCTTTCTGTAAAAGCTGCACTTTCGTAGCAACTCTTTTTTCTGAGTTTGGGAGTGCTTCAGCTAAAACGTTTACGGTGTCATCATTTTTTTGGGCTTTAGCGGTAACCCTGAGGCCAAGGACAAAAACGTTCATTTACGGAACTTTAAGGGATTAGGTGAGTGCCATAGCCACAGTTTCACCTGATGCTTACGGCTCAGTTATGTTATCAGTTTTATTCCAGATTGTTTGTTTCAAATTAAAACTGCATAGACTCATTTCTTTAGTGTTCTTTTAGTTTTCTGTATATGGTCGCTTTGTGTACTTTTAAAATCTTGGCTATTTGATCGATGGAAACTCCTTGGCTTTTGTAAGCTTGCATAAGTTTTAAATCCCCGCCTGTGAGCTTCGAATTTTTACTTTCTAAGTAAGCAAAATGATACGGGTTGATACACGTTTTGCATTTACAAGTAGGTCTTACTACGGAATCATTAGGTATGTCTAAATATCTTAAAATTATACTTTTGACATATAATCTTTCTCCAAATACATATACACAAGGTGATCCGTTTGTGTATTTACCTTCCCACGCGAAGCACTCACCGTGGGTAAAAGTATTAAACGCTAACCTTTGAAAAAGCTTGGAGAGAGGATCCCCTGAACTTGCGCCATAAGTAAGTTCGAAACCCGAGCCACAAAGACTGCGGCATATATCAGCAGCCTGCGCCTGCGCGTGGTTACTATCGTTCGCGTCGACCGATAGCTCTATTTTTTTGTTGTTTTTACTGACTATAAGTTTATAGTTTTCTGTGATTTTTTCTGTTTTTATCTTCACCTACCGTTTTTCTCAATCCGATGATTGGACTTTAGGCGAGACCAGCAGCAACACGTAGCTGATTTTTGAATTTCTCAAAGTCTGTTTCTGAAGCCCCAGCCTGGCTCCAGTACTTGAGACCTTCGGGATCAGCTTCTTTACCTAAAGCTTCTTTGTACGCGATTCGGATCCGGTCTTCTGAACTTGGCGCAGCTTGTTTCGCAGAGCTGATCAACTGTTCTTTTACCGTTTCCACATCGGTACCCGGTTTGTACTGTTGACTCCAGTACTGCAGACCGGGCTCGTCGGCTTCACGTCCGAAAGCTGTCTGGTAAGCCTTTCCGACAGTCACTTTCGTGGTCTCGGGTTGGGCCTCAAATGATTTCCTCATCACAGTTTCTTCTTGTGGCGTAATTCCGCCCTGAGATAGAGGATCCTGTTCCAGCCAGTACTTGAGTCCCGGTTCATCAGGAGTGCGGCCTAAATATTCCTGATACAGTTTTGTTACCACCCCCTTAGCTTGTTCTTGCTGCGCTTCCGGAGTTTTGAGCTCGTAAGTCGGAGTATATGGCTTAGTAGACGTTTCTTGTTGAACTGGGGGTTTAGTTGTTACCTCTTGACCTGGAGGTTTAGCTGTTTGCGATTGCAGCTGGCTCCGTAACGAAGAAATCTCTTGTGATTGGGACAGCAGAGACTGTTTAAGGTCTGCAAATTGGCTGCTGTAATCAGGCAAAGCCGGTGCAGCAGGTGCAGCAGGTGCAGCAGCAGCATCAACACTCAATCCTCTTTATACTACTGCAGGTCTTGCTGGTGGCGATGGAATTACTGCCGCAGGAGCAGGAAATAATTCTACTCAAACAAACAGCAATCAAGTCGCTGGTGGTGGTAGTGGAGCATTTGATGCAAATAATGGTGGAAGTGGTTTAACCTATTATTATGGAAATACTTATACCAATGGAGGAAGTTCCTCTGGAAGTAATGGTTCTGATGGAATTCCT